CTTCCAGGGTCTCTCGCACAGGCACCGAGCTGATCACCACGTCGTATTCGCCGATGGTCAGGTCGTTGGCGACCGTGCCCTCAGCCGACATCTGGTTGATCTCGAACTGCTCGGTGTCACCGGTCAGCTGGTCGTGGGTGATGTTGAGGATGCGCGGCTCGGTGTAGTAGGTCTGCACCAGATCGAGCACGTTGCGAGCCAGCAGCCAGTCGGTGCGGGTCAGGCTGTCGAGCGGCTTGGCCAAATTCGTACTGCCGGCCTGGCGCTTGGCCTGGATCGCCTTTGCGGCCACGTCGGCGCGGTCCTGGCCCATCTGGGAGTCGCTGATGCCCGAGATGCTCTTGATCGATTCCTCGGCCTTGTACGACACGCGCTCCAAGCCGGTCGGGATCGTGTTCGGGGTGATCTTGGCGATGTCCTTGTCCACGTCGCCGTTCACTTCGATCACCAGCCCGGTCTCGGCGCCGCGCTCTTCCAGCTCGGATGCGCTCATGTTCTTCAGCGCGCCCGTCTTGACCTTCCAGCCCGAGTTCGCCGTCGTGTTGATGACGTGCAGCTCCTGGCTCGAGACTTTGTTGAGCAGCTCCTGCGGGCCGACCAGGTTCTCGACCAAGCCGATCGTGCGGCCATGCCGGAAGTACGGGAAATACGGGATGATGGTGAAGTGCTTGTAGGGCGACCACTTGTCGTGGAGGACCACATCGTCCGCCGTGACCTGCCACTTGATGCGTGACACCGGGCGCTTGATCACGCCGAAGCCGAACGCCTCGACGAACATGCGGATCTTCGCGTCGTCAAAGTCCTCCGGGACCGGGCGCGTGTCGCCGGTCTCGAATGCCACGAAGTGGTCCTGCGAGGTCAGTACGCGCTGCTGGCGCTCCAGCACGCGGATGTTGCGCACCACGCTCGACTCGTCGTACATGCCCGTGAATAGACCGGTCACGTCGGTGCTGCCGAAGCGATCGCGGCGCACGTCGATAGAGTCGTGGCCGGCGTCGAGCACAGAGCCGTTGCGGTTGCGCAGTATGTCGGCCTTGGCCTTCGAATACAGCTGCTCGATCATGTCGGCGGTCATCCACTTCGTGATGAATAGGTCGTTCCAGGTGTCCGGGTCCATCTGGTCGGCGTCAGGGTCGACGACGACGTTCTTCGGGTTGATGTTCGTGATGTCCACGTCGCCGGAGAGGGTGTCGTCGAACTTCATGCGCACGTCGAGGAACCCGCGGCTGGTGATGATCCCGTCAGCGAACATGTCGCTGCGCTTCCAGTCGAGCTGGTTGTTGTCGCTGATCTGCTTGAACACCTTGGCCAGAATTTCGGCGGTCTTCGGGTCGGCGCCGGAGCGCGGACGGAACGTGATCTCGGCCCGGTTGTAAATCTGCTCGCCCATCACGTTGCTGATCGTGGAGATGATCTTGTTGATCGTCAGGGCTGGGCGGCGCTGCGCGTTGAGCTTGGCCAACGTGGCCAGGTCCCACTGGTCGCCACGGAAAAACGCGTCGCACCGGTCGGCCTTCGCCACAAAATCGTGGTGGCCGTTATCGCGGCACCACTGATAGCGGTCCCAGTTTTTTCGTGCGAGTTGGAGGTCGTCAGCGGCCATGGTGTGTTCCAGTTAAAGGGTGGGTGCTGCGTTACGCGACCATGTGTCCAGAAGCGCGACCAGCAGTCTTGAGCTGGTCTTTCCAGGATTTTGGTGGCGGTGCTTTGGGGCGACTGGGTGCCGGTTTGCCAATAATGAGTTGGACAAGCCAGGCAAGGGAGTCAACACAGTCATCATGTACACCAGCTGGAAAGCGAAGCATCTCATTACGAACCGTGTCATACCATTCCCCGTGTGTGTTGAAAGTGACTTTCCCCTGCTGCATGCGCCCTTGTAGCGGCCTTGCCCTCGCCATCTTGTCCGTGAGGGGCCGGAGTACTTCGTACGGGATGTAGAACTGCTCTTCATCCATACGCTTTTTGAGAATTGCCTCGATCGAGCGGAAAATCTGTCCGTCTTCGAAGCCCAGGATTAGGGACGGATGATACCAGCGTTTCGCGGCGGCAAGAATAGCATTAACTATGAAAAAGGCATCACCAGACTTAAAACGGATGACTTCCGCCACATTTATCTCATCCAGATCGTCCTGAATGCCCACGGTGCCGACGGTGTAATCGTTCTGCTGCTTCTCGCTGATGGCGAAGTCCCAGGTCTGGTACACGCGAACGAACTCGCTCAGCGCCGCCGGATTCGGGCTCGCTTTGCGCTTGAACTGGTCCTTCGTGAAGTAGCTGCCGTCGTCCGGTACCGGGTTCTGCTGGTACAGCGCGGACCAGAAGCGCGGCGGGATCACGGCCTTGATGCGCCGGAGCTTTTTCACGTCGTACCGGGCCTCGTGCAAGCTGGCGCCCTGCGCGCGCAGGAACTTGAGGTTCGCGATGTCAATCCCCTGCGCCACCGCTTCGTCCAGACTGGCCGCTTCGAGCGCGGCGCCGTGCGGTTCGAGCATGCCTTCAAGCGCAATGAAGCTCGCGGCCAGCGCGACGGGCTTGGACGCCACCGGCATCGACACGCGCACGATCTCGTCGGTCTCCGTGTTGAGAAATTCGCACTGCTCGGCGATCGCCGGGTACTTGATGATCTCGAACTGGTCCGCCTCTTCGTCAGCGGCCATGGCCATCTGCAGCCGGCCGGCCAGATCATCGTCGTGCCACCAGGTCTGAATGACCAGCACTCCGGCGCCGGGCGCCAAGCGCGTGTATGCGGTGGATCCGTACCAGTCCCACAGCTTCTCGCGGATGTCAGCGGAGTCGGCTTCTTCGGCATTCTTGAGCGGGTCGTCGATGATCAGCACGTGGGCGCCTTTACCGGTGATACCGCCGCCGACACCGGCGGCCACGTAGCCGCCGACGTGGTGCTGGATGCCCCATTCCTCCGCAGACCGGTTATTCGGGTTCAGGCGGCTCTCGAATACGGTCTGATAGGCCGGATCGTCGAACAATGCCTGGACTTTGCGGCTAAAACCCATCGCCAAGCTCACGTTGTACGAGCAGGCGATGATTTCGTGGTCCGGAAACCGGCCCAAATGCCACGCTGGGAAGGTCTTGGAGGCGATTTCGCTCTTCCCGTGGCGCGGAGGCATCAGGAGCATCAAACGAGGGCTTAAACCGGCCTCTACGTCGTCCGAGAAGCGTTCCAGGCGCCGGCAAATGTCCTCGTGCACCCATCCGGCCAGGTAACGGGGGTTCATGCGCTGGATGAAGGGCAGCAAGCGGCGTTTTGCGATCGTCCGGCTGGCCAGTTCCCGCATCGCGGCCTGTTTGTCGACGCCCTTGGCGGCAGGGGCTTGGGTCTGGGTGGTCACGCGATCACCTCACCGTCCGCATCGACCTCGTTCAAGGCCATGTCGATCACATCGCCGCCGATCTCGCCCTTGATGATCTTGAGCAGGGTCTCGTCGTCCATGCGCTCGATCTTCTGGGTGATCTGGCCATTCACGTTGATGTCGATGATCTTCTTCACCGGCTCGTAGTAGCCACACATCTTGCCGACCTCGCGCCACGCGCCGACCATCGCCGTTGGATCGGCCTGGATGCGTGCCATTTCGGCCGCGTCGAGGAAGCCCTCCATCACACGCTTTCTCGTCATCTGGCAGGAGGCTTCGTACAGCTTCTTCTCGCGCTCGTAGATTTTGATGACAGCGGGGTCTTTGGCCAAGCGATAGCCGTACGTACCACCGTCCCTATACCCAGCGCGAGCGCTGGCACTGAGAATCGACTCGCCTGCAGCCCAGTGGCGCACGAACATCATCTGCATTTCGGTCAAGTGCCGGTCGTCTTTGCGCAGGGCGATATTTTTCGCTTCGCTGACGTTCGCAGGGTCTCCGATCGTGGCTGCTTTGGCGCGCAGCTTGGCGAAATTCTTCTCCTGTGCTGCCGCTTTGCGCTTGACCGTGGCTTCCACTACCGCTTTCACTTTGCGTGGTGCTGGCGGTGGTTTTGGCTTCGCCTTCGGGCCGGGCTTTTTCTTGGCGGGGGTTTTAGCGGCTGGCATGAGGTCTCGATGAAGGTGGATTGTGGACTCGTTGCCGGGATTCTACTTTACTCTGGGCAAATTTTTTAAAAAATTTTTTGGGAGTGGCTTTGGGCTTCGGGCGGGGTGGCTTGGGATTGGGTGCTTCGGGCCGGGAAAATTTCGTGAGAATTTTTAGATTTACGCTCCGCCGAGTCTCCCTCCCCGGTCCGGAAAACCCAGTACCCCACTTCGGATTCCGATTCCGTAGGGAGGGAAAAAGGATGCTTAGCCTCAGCCCCAAGCGCTAACAATTATTCTCCGAGCGACGATGAACCCCGTCACTCGGTCGCTCTGCTCTTTGTATCTTAATCAAGGAGCATGTCATGCACATCCCAACATACGAAGTAATCGAGCTTGACGTTGAGCACATCGTCCTCACCCCGATGCACTCATCGCTTGATGACCTCATCGCTCGCATCGCAGATCAGGGTGCGCGCATCAACGCATTCGCAGCACAGGTGGCCTAGCCACCAGCACGTAGTACGCAGTACCAGCACGTAGTAACTATATAAATCATTTATCTCAATTCAAAGGAAATCATCATGCGCATCACTAAAGCTCAAGCACTCATCAACGCAACCGCCGAAGCAGAACTCAAGGCAACTCAGCAAGCTGAGCTGGCCCGTCTGCGCAAAGAGAAGCGCGCGAAGAACAAACTCGCACGCGAGCAGGCCGCAGCGGCTGAGATGGGCGCCAACATGATCAAGGAGAATGTCACCAAGCTCCAGGCTCACGTCAACAAGCTAGAGAAGCCACTGCACGTGGATGTCGAAGAACTCATCGGCGACATCGAGCTGCCTAGCGCGAAGCGCGTGATACTCGGCATCGTGCTCGGCGCGCTCAGCGCTGGCGGCTTCGGCTACAGCATCGCAATGATCGCGAGCTACGCCATCGCAGGCATCATGACTCTCACTGGTGCGACGTGGCTGGCCTTCGCACTGAGCATCTTGGTCTGGGCGCTGGCCGTCTATGCAAGCTGGAAGCTGTGCGGCCGCATCGGTGGCGCAGTCTTCGCGAGCGTAGTGCTGCCCGACGGCTTGGCCTCGCGCTCGTACGAGTCGCTGAGCAACGCAGCGGGTTCAGCTAAGAGCAAAGTGACCGGCTGGTTCAGCCGCAAGGAAGTCGAACAGTTCACTGGAGCGCACGCAGCATGATCATCGAGTCCGGCGTCATCGTGGCACTCGGTTTGGTGTTCACGTTCTTCAAGCTGGGTTGGAAAACTCGGCTCCAAATGCTCGGTCGTCCACTGCTAATGGACCTCGTTGTGTTCGTCGGACTCAACGCGCTGCACTGGGGAACATTTTCTGGCGTTATGGTCGCTGCGGTCGGTGCGTTGGTGTGCTCAGCACTCATCAGCATCGGCCGCAAATCGGTCGGCTTCATCAGCAAAGGCAAGTACTTCCCAGGTCATCTCAACGTATTCAACAGGATCTAGAAAATGAAAACTGATCGCGTCATCCGGTGCATCGAAGCACCGCATTGCGAGTACATCACTGCCGGGCAGGATTACCACTTCGGTATCCATGACGGTACTGTGCACTACACGCGTGTTGTCGGTAACTCCGGCAGCACAATGCGTGAGTCCGTGTTCAAGCGCTGTCTCGCTGAAGGTCTCATCGTATTCGTCGACAACCTCAAGGAAGCAAAATGAAAACTCAATCTCAATTCGACAATGTCTGCCGCACCATCAGCGAAGATCAGTGGCAGCTCAATCGCAAGAAAGCAAAGCGCGCACGCATGATCACCGCAATCACCATCGCAATCCCGATGGCAGCAGTCGTCGCGTTGTCCCTCGCAGCAGCATACCTCGGTGTGCTTCACTAGTGGCAACCGACACATTCGAGTTCTCAGAATTCTCGATGTTCGAAATTCTGTACATGGGTCATGAGGCTTTGACCTACCTTGTCGAGTGCACGCTCGACGAATCAATGCGCGACCCGTTCGACATCATCGCAGAACGCGAAGAGTTCTTCGGCAAGCCAGTCATCTTCATGGGAGCAAACGACATGTAGCAGCGAGACCGACAATCCAGTCCATCAGTGAGTGCATCGTTGCCTCACGCCGGACGCTGTAACCGGCAACTCATAATCTAAATCTTAAGGAGCATCACCATGTCTATCACTACCATTCACCAAAACCTGCCAGTCGTTGTATCGAAGTCGATCATCAAGTCCATCATCGGCTCACTCAACGCAACGTGCATCGCGTACACGCGTGGTCATCTCAAGTTCGGCGCAAAGCAAAAGCCTGTCGATCACATCCCAACCATCGACGACCACAATGATGAAATCGCAGCAGTCAATGCCGCAATCGAACGCAATCGCGCTTCGGGCGACATGGGCTTCGCGGTGCAGATGCCAACTGGCGAACTCATCGAGCGTCTCATGGCGATCCGCGAATTCTTCGTCGATCAGCTCATGCAACATGCAACGATGAACGACACTCCGCTGACCATCGCAGAAACCGTCAAGTTCCAAATGGATCGTCAGCCTGAGAACAAAGACGCATTCATCGACGCACTCATCGCTGCACTCGGCGATGACACCGGCATCACGAAAGAGATGCTGGTCGCAGCGAATCTGAAGAACACAGCTGACGACGCAGCTGACCTGCGTAACAACGCAGCCAAGATCGTGGATCACCTCGATCAATACGCCGGAGTCGATTTCGAATTCGACGACGACGCAGTCAACGACAATTTCGCAGCGCTTCCTGCACACGTGCAGTACAAGCTCATGAGCGCAGCGATCAGGGCACACGACAAAGCCGTTCAGGGCGCAGTCGTCAAACTCTTGCGCGGCAACCTGGATGCAGGTGGCGACGTCAAGATGCTCAGGGCTAACCGCGGCGAACTCATCATCTGGTTGACCGACTTCAGCAAGCGTCACCGCAACGACCTCGACGCATACGTCGAACGTGGCGGCATGCTGATGGAACTCGAAGATCGCACCATCGTGACTTCGAACACGAAGCCGGTCAAGGAAGCTGAGCCACAAGCCGAAGCAAAGCCAAAGGCAAAAGCCAAGATGCGTCGCGCACCAGCACCAAGCAATTAACCACGAAGCCGGGCACCGAAAGGTGCTCGGTTTTTTCTCTGTTTGAGCCTGGGAACTACGGACTAGTTAAACGATATAAACTATATAGTTCGTATTGCATGAAACACATCGCTTCTGTTCTTCCGATCCTTCCAACCTTTTGCAATCCTACTGTATATATATATGTACCCTTCTATTATATTTTTATATAAAGATATATATATATATTTTAGAAGAATAGAAGAGTCCTTTGTAATCAATGACTTAGTACTTCCGATCTTCCGATTTCTCCTATGAAGAGGGCACATTGGAAGGGTGTTTTCTGGCCTCTGTTTTATATCCACACGGAACTCACCTGTGAGACAATGCTCGTCTTCCATTGTAGTAAAAAACTTTTGGAAGTCGAAAACCACCTTTTTTGGACATAAACGACATGGATATTACCTTCCTCAAAGCAGGCGTACCGCTCACAAAAACGTACACCAAAAAGACCGACGGCAGCATTGAGAAATCCAGTTACCCCAACGTGGCGAACTTCACTTCCATCACCGAACACGTGGCCGACATGAAGCAGCTCGAAGCGCTCATGCGCAAGCACGCAGCGCTCGGCCACACACTGCTCAAGGGCCACATTGGCCAGCCACTCAACAACGAATCACGCAAAGGCTCAACCGACACGAACGAGCAGACCGATTGGGTCGTGTTCGATGTCGACGGGTTGCCCGGTACTGCGACCGTCGAACAGTTCCTTTCGCACCTGGGATATACGGACGTGTCGTACGTGGTCCAATACTCTGCCTCCTACGGCATCGAGAACAAGGACCTGCGAGCACATGTCTTCATGCAGCTCACCCGGCCTGCAGCAGCTCCACTCCTGAAACAATGGCTCATCGACCTGAACCACAAGATCGATGTGCTGCGCAACGCAATGACTCTGACCAAGACGGGCAATGCGTTGTCCTGGCCGCTGGACATCACAGCCTGCCAGAACGACAAACTGATCTACATTGCGCCACCGCTGCTCAAGGGTGGGATCAAAGACCCGATGGGCGCAAAGTCCCGCATCACATACGTAGGCAAGAAGCTGGCCAAGCTCGACATCGTCGGCGCCATCCCCTCCACTGAGGTGAACCGGGAGAAGACGCACAAGCGCATCAACGAGCTGCGCGAGAAGTCCGGACTGCCGGCGCGCAAGCACACCTACAAGATGATCGGCTCGAACCAGGTACTCGTGAAGCCGGACTCAGCCACCATCAGCGACATGAAGGTCGACAGGGGCTTCGTCTACTTCAACCTCAACGGTGGCAACTCGTGGGCCTACTACCACCCCGAGAACAACCCGGACTTCATCTTCAATTTCAAGGGTGAGCCGACCTACCTTACCAAAGAGCTGCTCCCTGAATATTGGGAACAGCTCACCAGCACGGCGACCCCAATCACCAGCAGCTCGGGCCTCACCTACCTGGTCATGCTGGACAAGCGCTCATCGACCTACTTCCGGGGCACATACGACAAGGGCCTGGACCTGCTCGATGTGTACGCAGCCAAGAACGAGACCCAGATCCGTAGCTTCGCAAAGCAGCACGGCGTACCACTCGGTGACTTCATCCCTGAGTGGGACCTGATCTTCGACCCGCACTACACAGGCCCACGCGTCGATGTCACCAACAAGATCATCAACCTGTACGAGCCGACTGTCTACGGCAAGACCAAGGTCAGGAAGCTGATCACGATCCCGCCGACGATCAAGAAGATCATCTTCCACGCAGTCGGCAGCGACCAGGCCGTCTATGAGCACTTCCTCAACTGGCTGGCCTGCGTGTTCCAGTACAAGACCCGCACGCTCACTGCCTGGGTCATGCACGGCGTGGAAGGCACGGGCAAGGGCGCGCTGATGAACCTGATCATCCGTCCGCTGCTGGGCAAGAAGCAGACAGCCTCCCGGCACATGGAGGAACTGAACGAGAAATACAACCACTGGATGGAGAACTGCTTCGTGGCGTTCATTGATGAGATCGAGGCCAAAGCCCTGGAGAACGAGAAGGGCGTAGCTGCCCGTCTGCGCAACTGGATCACCGAGCCGACCATCAACATCCGTGCGATGCAGCGCGGCGCCTTCGAGGCAGTGAACCACTGCAACATGATCTTCTCGTCGAACAAGCCGGACCCGATCGTACTCACCCAGTCGGACCGTCGCTACAACGTAGCCAAGTTCCAGCCCAAGAAGCTGATCCTGACCGCGAAGGAATGGGATGAGAAGATCGAGTCCGAGCTGCAGGACTTCCACGACTTCATGATGACGTACAAGGCCGACAAGAAGCTCGCGGCCACGGTGCTTGAAACGGACGACCGCAAGACGATGATCTCGATCTCCGAGACCAGCATCGACGTGGCCATCTCGAGCCTGCTGTCCGGAAACATGGAGTTCTTCGTCGACCAGATGCCAAGCGACGAGCGCTACAAGCTCAACCAGCTGCGCATGAACAAGGTCGAGGACTACCGGCTCACGCTACTGGACATCATTGACCGCACGGACCCGAACACCGGCGGGTGCAACGTGCTGCGTGATGAGCTGCAGATCGTCTTCGGCTACACCATCGGCAACGTGCCTGAGACGCCGAACAAGTTCACCTCCATGCTCAAGCACCACCGCGTCCATATGAGCAAGGTGTGGGTGAACCAGCGCGCACTCCAGGGCATCAAAGTGACCTGGGCCAACCCTGACCAGCTCCGAGACCTGCGCGAAGTGCTCGCACCGACGGTGCAGGCGAGTGCCAAGGTCACACCAATCAAGAAAGCGAGAGCCGCGAAATGAACGAATCCTCCCGCACCCAAGCACGCCGCGCTGAGCTTGAGCGCAACTTGTTGGAGCTGCAGCGCGCTCAGAAGAACACGCAGTCCTTTGCCACCTGGCTCGAAGGACTGTACGAGGACAGCTACAGCATCGGGCGCGAAGACGCACTTGAGCTGCTTACCATCTACGGAGAATTCGCATGAAACACTTCTTCACCATCCTAGGCATGGCCCTGCACGACATGGTTTTCAAGCTGAGCGTTACTGCATTCTGGTGCGGCGTCGCCGCAAGTATCGTACTGCTGGGCTGTAACTACCCGCTGTATTTTTGGTCCGCCGTCGGGATCGGCGTGGCGCTACTGGTTCTGTTGCACTTCATGAGCAAAGCGGCCATGCGTCTGGAGGAAAAAGAAAAGGCCGAAAGGCTATGGGACGAAATACGCGAGCGCGAACTCGCGCATACGCCACGGAAAAATTCATGAACCGCCTCACCGACGAGAAGATCGTCGAACTGGCACGTGACGCCGGCTACAAGGAGCTGCCCACGGTGCGCCTGGCATACGGCTCGTTCCGTCTGCGCCTGTTCGCCAAGTCGATCGAAGCCCACATCCTCGGCGTGGCGCCAAAGTCCCGCAAGCCGGCCGTGCGCAGCCTGGGCATTCTCCAGCAGGAGGTGATCGAAGGACTCGACGCGACAGGCTACTGGTACCCGGGATGTGGCTGGCAGATAGGCACCGTCAGCGCCATGATGAACGTACTCAACAGCCTCATACGTCGCGGCCTGGTCAAGTGCGTAGAGGAACCATACCGCTGCGGCACACATAACGTGTGGCGGCTGAAGGAGGAAAAGAAATGAACAGCATCTGGATCAAAACCGACGACCTGCTGCCACCACTGAACATCGAAGTGCTGGCCTACCGCAATGGTCAAATCGCCATCGGCATGCGCATCGAGCTGAAGGGTGACAAGTTCAGCTACAAGTTCGCCGGCACGTCGGACGGGATCAGTCGCTTCAAGTTCTCGCACTACATGCCGCTACCTGATCCTCCGGAGCCGGTACCGTGCGCGCATGACTGGCCCGAGAACGAAGGCGGCACGGACATCAACGGCGTGTGCACGAAGTGCGGCATGTCGTTCATGGCACACGTCCACATGGAGTGCCCATGAAGCTCACCGACCTGGCCTTCGCCTGCCTAATCCTCAGCATCGGCATCTTCATCGGCCACTTCGCCGCGGACCTCCAGACGATCAAGGACTGCGAGCGCCGGCGCGTGTCCGACATGCTCGGTGGTGGGTCGATTACCTGCACAGTGAATGAGGACACGCCATGATCCACCCTGACCGTAAATCAGCAATCCAGCAGGCGATAAGCGCAGTGCGCGCCCGGGATGCCAAGGCCACCCCACCCGATACCGTGACAGTTTTGTGGGACACACTTTGGGACGCACGGGCGATGCTCATTAAGTTGAATGCGCCGCTCACCCTCATCGCGGAATGCTCTGTTGCCCTTGCCACCGAGCGCGCAGCTATTCAACCTGCTGGCGATGCCTTCAAATGGCCCAACGGGTGCGACAGTTCCGTGCCAAGGGCATTGCGCTACCTGGCCGACAATCCGCGACCTGAATACGGCGAAGCAGATTTCAACAGCGCACACTTGTTTCAACTTGCCGGGGAAATCGAAAGCGCCGTCAAAGCGTCGCGTGCCCCGCCAGTCTGCACACCTGTGCAAGCTGCGCCCGGTGACATTGACCCTAGCGCCAAGTGGACGCCCAAGAAAATGGCAGAGTTTGACGAAGTGATTGAAGCATTCGAGGCGGCTGTGCAAGCTGCGCCAGTGGGTGATCCAGCCAAGGACACCGTTCCGATGACCACTTGGCAACTTGCCACCGAGCGTGCACGCGTAATTACGGAGGCTATAGAAAAATGCGCCACCGCCGCCGAGCTCAAACAGGATGCGAGCGCGCTGCCGCCTCTGCCACACACCTATCAGCAGACCGACCAAGAGCGCGCCAGGATCGAAGCTTACGGCCAAGCTTGCATTGCCGCCGACCGTGCCTTGCATGAGCGCATCGACTGGCAGCGCGAGATTGCAGCCAATGAACGGCTGATTGCGCAGCTGCGCCAGGAAGTGATCGACGCCCGTGCCGCCCGTCAGCCGAGCGCTGTTGATCTGCTTGCTGCCGTGTTTGACGCATGGGAGAACGGCGACGACTGCTACGAGGAAGGCGATGTGGACGGCAGTTATATGGGCAAAGCATT